AAGAGGAAATAATAATGGCTATTAAATCAAGAATGCCTGCTTCTGGTTCTATAGAAAAGGCAATTGAAGCGCTCAATGATGGATTGGAGATTTCTGGTGGTGGAACGGAAGTTCAATTACCAAATAAAGAAGTTCAATTTGAGCCTGATGTTGAAATTACTGAGTTACCAGATGGCGGAGCTGAAGTAAATACAGATCCAAACGCACCAATTGACCAATCACAAGTTCCTTTTGATGCAAACCTTGCTGAATATCTTGAGGAAGGAGATCTTCAAAAATTAGCAGATAAATTGATTGGATCATATGAATCAGACAAGCAATCTAGAAAAGATTGGGAAGAGACATATACCAAAGGATTGGATATGCTTGGATTCAAATATGATGACCGCACACAGCCTTTTGAAGGCGCAAGTGGCGTTATTCATCCTCTATTGGCAGAATCAGCAACACAATTTCAAGCACAAGCATATAAAGAACTTTTACCGCCAGCAGGACCTGTTAATACAGAAATAATGGGTGAAATTACACCACAAATTGAAGAACAAGCAAAACGTGTAAAAGATTTTATGAATTATCAAATTACACACGTTATGAAAGAATACGATCCAGATATGGACCAATTATTATTTTATTTACCTTTATCCGGCTCAGCATTCAAAAAAACATACTATGATGCTGTAATGCAGCGTCCTGTTTCAAAATTTGTTTCAAGTGAAGATTGTGTAGTGAATTATATGGCATCTTCATTAGAAGATGCTGTAAGAATCACCCATGCAACAAAAGTTGACTCTAATGCACTCAGAAAACAACAAGTAAGTGGATTTTACCGTGATATACCAATTACAGCAGGTACAGTTTCTACTTCTGATGTAAAAGAAAAAGTTGATGAATTACACGGCGTAAGTGATAATTTGGCGTCTGAAGATGATGAACACGTGTTATTGGAAATGCATGTGGACGCAGATGTTCCAGGGTTCGAGGACCAAAGTGGAATTAAACTTCCTTATGTAATTACTATTGATCAATACTCAACAAAGATACTTTCAATAAAAAGAAACTGGAATGAAAGCGATCCATTAAAAGAAAGAACAGATTATTTTACACACTACAAATTCCTCCCAGGCCTAGGCTTTTATGGCTTTGGTCTAATACATATGCTAGGTGGGTTATCGCGAACAGCAACAAGTGTTTTGCGGCAGTTAATTGATGCTGGTACACTCGCTAACCTACCGGCAGGTTTTAAAGCACGAGGAATGCGTATACGTGATCATGATGAGCCTTTACAACCAGGTGAATTTCGCGATGTTGATGTAACAGGAACATCAATTAGAGAATCATTATTACCACTTCCATATAAAGAACCATCGCAAGTTTTATTTGCGTTATTAGGTTTCTGTGTTGATGCAGGTAAATCATTTGCAGCAATTGCTGATATGAAAATGGGTGAAGGTAATGAACAAAATCCAGTTGGAACTACACTTGCTTTATTAGAGCGTGGAACAAAAGTTATGAGTGCAATTCACAAAAGATTGCATCATGCACAAGGTGTTGAATTTAGACTACTTTCACGTTGTATTAAAATGTTCCTTCCACCAGAATATCCATACATGGTTAAAGGTGGAAATAGAATGATTAAACAAACAGATTTTGATGATAGAATCGATATATTACCAGTATCTAATCCTAATATATTCTCAATGTCACAACGTGTTATGTTGGCGCAACAGCAGTTACAATTAGCAATTGCTAACCCAGCACTACACAATTTACGTGAAGCATATAGAAGAGTTTATCAAGCATTAGATGTTGATAATATTGATGCATTATTAAAACCGGATCCAGGAAATCCTCCACCAAAAAGCCCTGCAATGGAAAATTCAGAAGCAATGCGTGGTGCAGAACAAAAAGTATTTCCAGGACAAAATCATAAAGCACATGTCGAAGCACATGCAGAGTTTATGTTTACACGTCCAGTTCAAATTAATCCTCAATTATATGCAATGGTGGAAGCACATGTTTTACAACATATTGCGATTATGTCTGCTGAAACAATTGAAAAACAAATGGAACAGCAAGCACAAGAATTACAAATGCAAGTTCAACAATTACAGCAACAAGCACAACAGAATCCACAAGTTCAACAACAGATTCAACAACTGCAACAACAGTTTATGAATCAAAAAGAATCTTCTGTAGCAGAAATGGAAGCACAATTAATTAAAGAAATGGCTAAAGAAGAAAGTCAAAGAAGTGGAATGGAAGATCAAGACCCACTTGTTAAACTTAAACAACAAGAAATTGATCTTAAAGCCGCTGAATTAATGCAGAAAGGTCAACACGATGAAACAGAAATGTTGATGAAAACAGCCGTTGATGCAGAAAAGCTTGACTTGGAAAGAGAAAAGATGTCTAGTAATAATGAATTAAGCATGGTTAAAGAATCTTTTGGTCTTATGAAGGAAGGACAAAAAGATGCAACTACTGAAATTAAAGAAGATGTGGCTTCATTAAGAGAGTCTGCAAGGGAGAGAAGTACTTCAATGAGAGAAGCTGCTAAAAACAGAAGCAATGAAAGAATTGCACAAATGAGGGAGAGAGCTTCGGCTAGGAAAGCAAATGGTAAATCAAAAGATAAGTAAGGTAGCTGAGGTTATGAAAAAAGCTGAAGAGCTAGTTATGAAAGAGATTAATGGTAAACCGGAAGATCAACTTGTCGTTGCGGCTGGTTTAATGGCTGTTACGCGTAATCTTTATATACAAACACTTGGGCCTGAAGAGGCGCAGAAAGTATTTGAAGTTATGATAGATTCGTTTATAATAGCCGACGAGATTTATTGGCAGGCGAACCAGCATGGTAAGCCTACAATTCACTAAATACAGGAGGTAGATATGAAATTACTGAAAGATATTTGGGCACACTTGAAAGAATGGAATGATTGGGGAATGCGTGACTGGATAAAGGCCGGCATAGTAGCAATTATTGTATTAATTGTGCTTAAAGCCGTAATTATACCAGGCGTATAGGGCTGAGCAATAGGAGAAAATAAAAATGGCGTGGACACGTGATATAACACCAGGAAAAGGATACACTTGGGGTGGAGTTGACAGAAAAGGTCCTTACTACAATGAAATTAGCCCAAGTATAAGAGGTGCTTATGAAGCTAATAGATCTAAGGTAGGTGGAAAATATGATCTTCCTTGGGAACAAGTTAAAGGTCGTGGAGATATAGACCCAAAATATTGGGTTAATCCTGGTCCTAGTTATGATGATCGTTCAGGATATGCAACAAATACAGGAAGAAATTTTGCTAATCCCGGAGGAACAGGCATTACCGCAACTGATCCCGGACTAGAATTTATAACGAAAAAAGGTATAAGTCCTGCGGAAGATGAAAATGATAAACAAAGAGAATTTGACCATTCCATGTTGTCGCATCTAAGATTTCCAAGTCTTGAAATGTTTCGTACTGTTCTTGATAATGTTCCTGATGCTTTTCGTGGTGCCCGTCATAAAGGTGACTATAAAGACAGGGCAGTTGCAGCTGGATTCAGCAAGGCTGATGGAGCTAAAGCTTACCAAGCCGATAAAATGTCAATGATGACTTCTGAAGATAAAGCCTTTTATGACAAATACATGCGTCTTGCTGATATTACATCAGATCAAGATAAAAAAAGAGAATATAAAAAAACAGCTGAAACAGCTTGGAAAAATCAACAGACTACAGATCGACTTGCTGCGATACGACAATTTGAAGGCTACGCACCAGGTAAATATACTGGCGTAGGCGATGATGCAAGATATACTGGAGGAACGCATTGGGTTGATGGCGAACGGAAAGTAGCAGGAGATTTTGTTCCAGGGTATGACAGAATTCGAGAAGCATATCAAAATATTAATCCTGGAGGATTCTATTATCCAGGACAAGGTACAGGTCGTAGTATGGCTTCTGGGCAAGATGCGATAGCGTCGCAGATGAATATACCTGATGATATTACAAAAGACTTAGACTTATATGAAAGTTGGACGCGGCATGAACCAGGAGCGGATACGTTCGCAGGACAAATAATTCCGAAAAAGAAACCACCATTTCCAGGGGATGGTCAAGGACTTGATCAAGGACTTGATGTAGCACCAGGATATTATGGTGTAGAACCTTATAATCCTTATAGAGACGAAGATTATGGTCCACCATTAAGAAATATAGGTTATGATGCTGATGAAATATTCGAAAGTAATGATTTTTTAACTCTACCTTCCTACATGGAGGATGATGAATTAGATAAAGGAATAGGTCAAGGTTTTGATGTAGACGAGTATTGGAAGAATTATTACAATACTTATAGATAATTATGCCGGGCCCACATCAAGATAATGGGGTACCTTGGTCACCTAAGCCACCAACTACAAACACATCGGTAAATCAAGTAAGCCCAGGACATCCTGGCGGTGGATATAATCCTAATCAAAATCAAATACCGCCTCCCGCTACTACAACTAATCAAAACGTAAATACAGGTACAAACGTACAAAATCAAGTAAGCCCAGG